CTCGGTATTTTTTTAGACACAGCTTACAAGTATTAAGTTTATTTAAGATAGAAAATGGCAAAAGTAAGAAAAGAAACAAACTACAACGAAGTTAAGCATAAATATAAAAAAACCAGCATTGGTAGGCGTAAACTGAAGACTTCAAGCATGAATAAGCACAAAAGACGTAGATTAGGTAAAAAATTAGCTAAAATCTAAGACATGGCGAATCAAAAGGAAGTTGGCGAACATTTAGGCTTAACAAAACAGTATATTTCTAATTTAGTATCACAAGGCATACTACCTAAAGGCATTGGTCGTGGTGGTATGGATATGGATGCTTGTCGCAAAGCCTACATACAATATCTAAGAGAGAGAGCAAGGTTACATCTTAAAGACGTACCTAACGACATCAATGAAGAGAAATTAAGACTGACTAAGAATCAAGCAGATCATAAAGAAATTGAAGTAGCAGTATTATCAAGCAAGTTAGTTCATTCTGATGATGTCATTGATACTTGGCAAAACTTTATTGCAAATTGTCGTTCTAAACTATTAAATATACCTGCAAAAGTCACACATCAGGTTTTAGGACTAAAATCCTACGCTGAAGTAGAAGATTTAATAACAACTGAAGTACATGAAGCATTAAATGAACTCGCAAACTCAGGACTTCCAAAAAACTCTACAGATAATTTGGAAACAATCGATACAGACGTTCAAGCCACCGAAGAAACTTAATGTTTCTGAATGGGCAGACAATCACAGAGTCTTAACATCTGAATCTAGTGCTGAAGCTGGTCAATGGAAAACAAGTCGTGCTGAATATCAGCGTGGCATCATGGACACACTCAATGACAGAGATATTGAAAGCATTGTTATCATGTCATCTGCTCAAGTTGGAAAAACAGAAATACTTTTAAATATACTTGGCTATCATATTGCTCATGACCCTGCACCAATGTTGGTAGTTATGCCAACGCTAGAAATGGCAAGAGCCTTTTCAACACAAAGATTATCAAAAATGATTACTGCTTCTGATGCTTTGCGAGGTAAGGTCAAAGATTCCAAAAGCAGAGATAGTGGCAATACCATATTATCTAAATCATTTGGCGGTGGTTTTGTAGTTATCTCAGGAAGTAATTCACCAGCATCATTATCATCAAGACCATGTAGAATTGTTTTATTAGATGAGGTTGATAGATACCAACCAACTCCTGAAGGTGACCCTGTAGATTTAGCGAGAAAGAGAACATCTACCTTTTGGAATAGAAAGATAATAATGACATCTACACCAACCATAGATGGCATGAGTAGAATTCAAGATGCTTGGAATACTTCAGACCAGAGAAAATATCATGTACCTTGTCCACATTGTAAAACCTATCAACATCTAGAATGGTCAAACATCAAATGGGATGATGATTTAAAAAATGTAAATTATGTTTGTAAAAGTTGTGGAGTTCTTATTGATGAATCCGATAAACCTTACATGATGCAAAATGGCAAATGGATTCAAGAAGGCAATAAAAGTAATGTTGCTGGTTTTCATTTAAACGAATTGTATTCATCATGGCGAACATGGAAAGAAGTTGTAGAATCATTTTTGGTTGCTAAAAACAATCCAGAACAATTACGAGTCTGGGTTAATACATCATTAGGCGAATGTTTTGCAGAAAAAGGCGAAGAGATAGAATCAGATAGTTTATTAAATCGCAGAGAAAACTATGACCATGAAACTATTCCTGAAAATGTCGTTGTGCTTACTTGTGGAATTGATTGCCAATCAGACCGATTAGAAGCACAGGTTGTAGGATGGAGTGCTGATAATCAAGTCTATGTAATTGAATATAAAATCTTTTGGGGTGATCCTAATCAATTGGAAGTATGGAAAGAACTAGATGAATATTTATTATCTTCATTTACTAAAGAAAATAATCATAAATTAAAAATAGCAATAACTTGTATTGATTCAGGTTATGCCACACAAAGCGTTTATGGTTTTGTAAAACCAAGACAAGGCAGAAGAGTATTTGCTATCAAAGGACAAAGTATAAGTGGTAAGCCAATAGCCAACAGACCAACACAATCGGGCAGACAAAGAGTAAGCCTTTATCCAATCGGAACTGATACTGCCAAAGATACTTTGTTTAGTTGGTTGAATGTTGCAGAAGAAGATCAAGCTGGATATATCCATTTCCCAAGTACAGTTGATGAAGAATATTTTAAACAACTAACAGCAGAGAAAAGAATCATTAAGTTTCATCGTGGACAAAAGAAATTGGTTTGGAAACAAACAAGAGAAAGAAATGAAGCATTGGATTGTTTTGTTTATGCTTTAGCTGGATTTTATATTCTTTCGCCAAATCTAAATAAAATAAAAACCAAAAGCGAATCACAAGAAGCACAACCGAAACAAGAGAAAAGAAAGAATCTAATCAATCGTAGAAGAAAAAATACTTGGGTTAATGATTGGTGAATTAAATTTAAGTTAATTCACCTTTTAATGATAAAATGCTTTTTAATTCTATTTTTTTAGAAGAAATTTTTGTATATAAAGTATGTCCAACGCATTTGACAGAACCAATTATCCAACTCAAGAACCAGATACTATTGTTGTAGGCGATAGATTATTATGGCGAAGAGATGATTTAGCTGACGAATATCCTACATCTGCTTATGCTTTAACTTATGAATTCCACGAAGATTCAGGTGGTGGTGGCTCACATAAGTTTGCTATTACCGCTACTGAAGCTGATGATACTTATTTTGTTGAAGTAGCATCTTCAACTACAGCTAGTTATTCAGATGGTGATTTTGTTTGGAACGCTTTTATAACTCGTTCTGCTGATTCTCAAAGAATAAGAGTAGATACAGGCAGAACAACAGTAGTAAAAAATCTAGCTAATACCAATGCTGATTTAAGAAGTCATGCAAAAAAAGTTTTAGATAATATTCAAGCTGTTCTGGAGAATAGAGCATCAATAGATCAATCTTCTTTTTCCATAGCTGGTCGTTCTTTATCAAGAATGTCAGTAGATGAATTATTAACTTTTAGAGATAGATACAAAGTAGAATATTTAGAAGAAATTAAAAAAGCAAGAATTAAAAATAAACAAAGGTCAGGTAACACTATAGAGGTTAAATTCTAATGGCTTGGTACGACAGATTTACAAGAAAACCGAAAAGAAGAAAAACTCTTAATTTAAGAAAATACAATGGTGCAAGTACCAGCAGATTATTTTCTGATTTTCTACAAACATCAACATCTGCTGATGAAGAGATAAAAACCAATTTAAGATTATTAAGAGACAGATCAAGAGACTTAGCAAGAAATGATAGTTATGTGCAAAGGTATTTGAATCTGATGCAATCCAATGTTGTTGGTAATAATGGTATTCGTTTGTCAATGAAAGCAAGAAACGATGATGGTAGTTTGGATTTAGTAGCAAACAGAATCATTGAAGAGAAATGGCATCAATGGTGTCGTTTAGGTAATTGCACAACCAATGGCAGATTAACCTTTATAGACTGTCAAAAATTATTTATTGAATCTTTAGCAAGAGATGGCGAAGTATTAGTTCGTCATGTCAAGTCAAGAGATTCAGAGTTTGGTTATCAGATAGAGTTTTTAGAAGCTGACCATTTAGATGAAACTAAAAACGACAATCCTGAAAAGGGTGGTAATAAAATAAAAATGGGCGTGGAACTAAATGCAAGTAATAAGCCTATTGCTTATTATCTCTTCAAAAATCATCCATTTGATAACCAATACTACGCAAGACAAAGCCACATCAGATTAAATGCTGATGAAATGATTCATGCCTACATTCCCAATAGACCTGAACAAAACAGAGGTGTGCCATTTACTGCATCTGCTATGGCAAATATAAAAATGCTTGGCGGTTATTTGGAAGCAGAAATAGTTTCTGCAAGAGTTTCAGCAAGTAAGATGGGATTTTTTACAAGTCCTGATGGTGATGGTTATGTAGGCGATGGAGAAGATGAAGAATATGTACCAATAATGAACGCTGAAGCTGGAACATTTGAACAACTACCAGCGGGAATGGATTTTAAATCTTTTGACCCTGACCATCCTACATCTGCTTTTGAATCATTTAGCACACAAGTTTTAAGAAGTATTGCATCAGGTTTAAATATTTCTTATCACGCTTTAACCAATGACCTTAGTTCTGTAAATTACAGTTCCCTAAGAGCAGGTGCATTAGAAGATAGAGAGATGTACAGACTGTATCAAAGATTTACCATTGACCATTTCGTTAGACCTGTATTTGAAAGGTGGTTAGAGATGTCAATATCAAGTGGTGCTATCTCAACATCTCCAAGTACCAACCAACCTTTGCCAATGAGCAGATACGATAAGTTTGCTAATTCAGCAAACTTTATACCAAGAAGTTTTTCGTGGGTAGACCCACAAAAAGAAATGATGGCTTCTATAAGCGGTATGCAGTCAGGTCTAGTAACATTTCAAGATGTGCAAGCAAACTATGGTAGAGATGTTGAGGAGTTATTTGAGCAACACGAAAGAGAACAGAAGTTAGCGGAACAGTATGGTGTTAAAACAGCATTTCAACCTTTCGGAATGAAGATGCCTGTTGAGGCTGACATTCAGGGTGGCGAGGGTGGCGATGGCGACTGATTTTCCAACGAAAGGCGAGGATAAAAAAGTCAGTTTAAGAAACTCTAATTATCCGCAGTTTGATTATGGATTTATTGCAGGCGTCAAAGAAAATGATCCTGACATCTATAAAGCTGGTGGAAACATTAGAGGTAACGAAGCATTTAATCTATGGACTAAAGCAAGAGATGGTGAAGAAACTGCTGGTGTCATTAAATGGATTAAAGAAAGAGAAGCATGGGCGGCTAGACATTTTGAAGATGGTAAACAGTTTAAATCAGGTGATAAAGCTGGAAGACCATCAAATATTGCTGGTGTTATTGCTCAAATGAAATGGGGAGTAATTGGTACACTTGGCGAACAAAAAATGAAAGATGTTGTTTTAGAAGCTATTAAATATGTAGAACAAAAAGAATCAGGTTCGGCTAGTCAGGCACAACAAGACAGGCAAGAAGAAATGTTCCAAAGACAAGAAACTATAGAGTATGAAGTAATAATAAAAGCTGGTGATAACAAGTATGGTGAAGGTAATAAATTTTATTTAGATGGTGAACTATCTCCAAGACTTAGGATGCTTGAAGGTAATACTTATAAATTTGATTTATCTGATGCTTCAAATCAAACACACGCTTTGAGATTTTCAATCACAGAAGATGGCGTTCATAATGATGGTGAAGCTTATACTCAAGGTGTAGAAGTATCAGGTAAAGCAGGTGAAGAAGGTGCATTTATATCAATTACAATTAATGAAGAAACACCTGATCTTTATTATTATTGCGTTAATCATTCAGGCATGGGTGGCAAAATATCAGTACAACAAGTAGATAATGAAAGACAAGTTTCTGATACTGTTGAAAAAGGTTTGAGAAAAAAAGTAGAAGAACACAATGAAGAAGTAGGCAATGCAACTACTAAAAGAACAACTTATAGAACAATCCTTTCAGTATTTGAAAGGGGTATTGGTGCATATAAAACCAATCCAGCTTCAGTAAGACCTAATGTTGGTTCTGCTGAACAATGGGCGTATGCACGTGTAAACAGTTTTCTTTTCGCTTTGCGAAATGGAAGATTTCAGGGTGGTAAGCACGATCAAGACTTACTTCCTGAAAGACATCCTTTATCAACCAAAAACAAAGAGGATAAATCTATGGAATATAAAGAAGATAGACATATTCTCAATGTAGAGGAAACAGACGATACTTATGTAATATCGTTTGCTAAACATGAGGATATGATGGAAAGTATGGAAGATGATGACAAAGAAATGATGGAATCTCGTCCATACCATGATGAAGAAGATAAAGATGAAGAAGAAAGACTAGATAAGTCCGATATTGTCTATCGAACTCTAGACCTTTCAAGAGCATCTTATATCGATGAAGAAAAAAGAAGAGTGAGAATCGGAGTTAGTTCCGAAGAACCTGTTGAAAGAGATTTTGGCATGGAAGTAATCTCACATTCTGAAGAGGATATTGACACTAGCTTTATTGGTAGTGGCAGAAGTCCTTTACTCTTAGATCACGACATGACTAAACAGATTGGTGTGGTCGAAAGATATGAAATTGATTCTGCTGAAAAAAGTGCGAAGGCAATTGTTCGCTTTGGTCGAAGTGAACTCGCAGAAGAAATTTATCAAGATGTCAGAGATGGTATTCGTCAAAATATCAGTGTTGGCTACAAGATAAATGGCATGGAACGTATGCGTGGCAACCAAGATGATAAGCCGATGTTCAGAGTATCAACTACACCTTTAGAGGTGTCGGTTGTTTCTGTACCAGCAGATCAATCTCAAGCTGTCGGAGTAGGACGTTCTGAAGATAAACAAACAACCATAAAGGTAAAAACAATGACTGAAGAAGTTAAAAATGAAATAAACCTTGATGAAGTTAGGCAAGAATCTGTTGCTGAAGCTAAAGCCGAATTCGTTAGAAATTCTAAAGAAATCATGGACTTAGCTGTTAGACACAACAGAAGAGACTTAGCTGACAAGGCTATTCAAGATGGTAACTCAGTAGAAGAATTTAGAGGAATCTTATTAGACCAAATAGCGACTGATAAGCCTTTAGAAACTCCTGAGATTGGCATGAATAAAAAGGAAGTACGTCAGTTTTCGATTATGAAAGCAATCAATGCTTTGGCTAATCCAACTGACAGAAAGGCACAAAGAGAAGCTGAATTTGAATTTGAATGTTCAGAAGAAGCATCTAAACACTATGGCAGAACTGCACAAGGTATTATGTTACCGCCTGAAGTTATGGCTAATTGGAACACTAGGGATTTGAATGCATCTGACGATGCTGGTCTTGTTGGACAAGATTTCAGACCTGAGAGTTTCATTGACGTACTCAGAAACGCATCTGCTGTAATGCCATTGGCTACAAACCTAAATGGACTATCTGGCGATGTTAAGATTCCTAAGAAAACATCTGCCGCTTCTGCCGCTTTTATTAGTGCTGAAGGTGGTGCATCTGGTGAGTCTGAAATGGTAATAGGTTCTGTAACTATGTCTCCAAAAACTGTAGGTGTACACACAGACGTTACTCGTCAATTAATGCTTCAATCATCTTTAGATGTTGAAAACTTAATTCGTGATGACTTAGCTAAATCAATGGCAATTGCAATTGATGATGGTGCTTTAGAAGGTAGTGGTTCTAGTGGAAATCCAAGAGGTATCACTAACACTTCAGGTATCAATACTGTTTCTTTAAGTAGTGCTGCTGCACCAACTTTTGCAGAAATGGTTTCAATTGAAACAAGTGTTGCTGTAGATAATGCTTTAGTGGGCGATTTAGCTTACATCATTAATCCAGCTAACTTCGGTACGCTAAAAACTACTGCTAAAGATTCAGGTAGTGGTTTATTCGTAGCAGAAAATGGACAAGTAAATGGCTATCCTGTAGTCGTTTCTAATCAAATTACTGCGAATAACTATGTGTTCGGAAACTTCAATGACCTATTAATTGGGTTCTTTGGTGGTTTAGACATTACTGTTGATCCTTACTCTAACTCTACTTCAGGTACAGTTAGAATCGTTGCTCTACAATCAGTAGATGTAGCTGTAAGACACGCAGTTTCTTTCTGTAACGCAAGTTAATAGATGGTATTAACAACTGAAAAGGCAGTAGGGGTTTTCTCTACTGCCCTTTCTAAAAACAAGGAAGGCAAAATGAAAGTTTTAATTCTTAGAGATACAGTTGCTGATGGCAAAAAAGTTTCTGCTGGTGAAGTTGTCGAATTAGATAACGATACTGCTAATACTTTAATGAGTTATGGCAAAGCGGAAGCATCCGATGGCAAAGTATCTGAAAAAAAAGATAGAAGTGTTGGTTTAGAAAAATCAGAAGTTAAAGTCAAAAGGAGAAAGGAAAAGTAAATGGCTTTAGAATTTGATGCTGATTTTGATGGCTACTTTGATGATTCTTATGGACATGGTGTATCTGCTACTTATACTGTTAGCGGTGGTTCTGCAACAACTATCAAGGTTATCCTTGAAGATGAATATTTATCAGTAGATGGTTTAACTGTTGGAGTTGAGAGTAGTACACCTGTCGCATATTGCAAAACCAAAGATGTACCATCAGCAGGTCATGGCGATACTCTAGCTTTTTCAGCATTAACAGATTTAGATGGCAATACTTTAAAAGGTGCAAAAACTTATTCTGTTGTAAACGTACAACCTGATAATACAGGTGTTACTGTTTTAATTTTACAAGAACAATAATGGCTAATCACATCAGACAACAAATAAGAGAAAGAGTAGGTACAACCTTAACAGGTCTAACTACTACAGGATCAAATGTTTTTCAAAGCAGGGTTTATAATTTAGAAAATGCTAAATTACCAGCAATAATAATATATACAAAATCTGAAGATTCAGAATTACTAGAAATGGGTTCAAGTAGAACAATTCAAAGGAATCTATCTCTAGTGGTTGAAGCGTATGTAAAAGCTAATACAAACTTTGACGATACCATTGATACGATTGCTAAAGAAGTTGAAGCGGCTATGGGTGCAGATGTAACTCACAACAGTTTAGCTAGAGATTCTTTCCTAGACTCAACTGAAATAAATTATAATGGCGAGGGTGAACAACCTATTGCTGTTATGACTATGGTATATAATATAGGTTATCAAACTACAGAAGTGGCAGCAGATGTCGCTTTATAGAGGTTTTTATTATGGATAAAAATGTAATGGTTTCTCCTGATGGCAAAAGCAAAATTACTGTTTTTGATTCAGAAGTAGAAAATCTTAAACAAAATGGGTGGATTCTTGAAGGAGAGTCTAAAATTAAAACAAAATCTAAAGAGGATTAATAATGGCAACATTAACAGGTAAAGCTGGTGTAGTTCAAACAGGCAGTAATGCTATAGCAGAAGTTAGGTCTTACAGTATCACGCAAACAGGTGACACTACAGAATCTACTTCAATGGGTGACTCAGCAAAAACATTTGAAGCTACTTTGACTGAATTTTCTGGTTCAGTAGATGTATTTTTTGATGATACTGATACTTCAGGTCAAGTTTCTTTGACTATAGGTTCTTCATTCACTATGAATTTAGCACCTGAAGGAACAGCAAGTGGTGCATACAAATTGTCAGGCACAGCTATCGTAACTGATGTTACTAGAACTGCGGCACATGATGGACTTGTTGAAATGACTATTGCATTTCAAGGTACAGGTGCATTGGCTATTGGTACTTACTCATAATGACTAAAGCGATTGATAATGTCGTTGCTCACTTTGATTCTCAAGAAATAAAAAAAATTGAAGTCAAAGAATGGGGAACAGAAGATCAACCTTTAGAAATTTTTACAAAACCATTGACATTACAAGAGTCTAAAAAACTCTACAAAATGGCAAATGGCGGTGATTTAGAAGTCATGGTTTATGCAATCATTACCAAAAGTCTTGATGCAGATGGCAACAAACTTTTTACATTAGCTGATAAGGATAGCCTTATGACTAAAGCTGATGTGGAAGTTTTGTCTAATGTTGCATCTGAAATTTTAGGTAGCGTTACATCTGAAAAAGCACAGGAAAAGTAAAAGCCGATTCTGACTTATTTGCTATGTTTGCTCTTGCGGACAGGCTCGGCATGACAGTTGAACAATTGCAAAAGAGCATGACAGTAGATGAATTTATTTATTGGTTGGCATATTTAGAAGAAATGAATAGTAAAATGGAAAACAATGGGTAACTTAGGTAAATTAAATATTGTCATTTCTGCGGTTAATAAAACCAAAGCTGTTTTTGGACAAGTTACTCAAAGTCTTAATAAATTAAAAAATGGTGTTGGTAAAGCATTAAAAGTTTTTGGTGGTTTAACCGCTGGTATTGGTGCTGTTGGCTTTGCATTAGGTGCATTAGGAAAACAATCATTTGCCTATATAGACACACT